GCGAGAGGATCTATATTCTCACGTAGGTAGGTCAAGGCGGCATGTCTGCCACGTTTCTCTTCGATAGCATTAGCACATTGGCGGTGAGCGAAACCGTGTCGACGCTTAAAGCGGACATCGGACACCTCAGCGGCCGCATGTAAAACGTGATATTCCAGGAGTTCCATAGAATCACGGATAGCGCAATTGGATATGGACTGTACCATGAGCTTATACTCCATTTTCTTGGAAAGCTTATGATCAGGACTAATGTCCGGATGGCGCAACGCCTGTCTTGCCGATCCCGCACGTGTTAACGTGTCAACGGACTGGTTTTTCCGAATCCAAAGAAGTTCATATCTGTCACTTGTCACGTAGGTTGGAAAACCAAGGTGGGGTGAACTATAAGGCACTTTTGGAAGATAAGGAATAGCGTATTGCTGCACTAGGTGTGCGGCAGCCAACGAAACGTATGAACTACGTAGAAAGGCATCTTTCGCTAGAACCAGGTGCTTATAAGCATCTGCCCTTGCAATTCGGCCCCGGCGCACATTTCCAAATAATACTCCTGAAGGAATATAAGCTGGTCTGGCATCCACGAGGGTGTCGTCACCAGGACTATAACAGTAATGCCCTTCGCAAGACTCCTTAAAATAAGAAGTTGGCGGGTATGACTTCTCACGGCTAGGCTTGGAACCAAGAGTTTCAAGAAGAGAAATAGTTTCATGGTAATGTGGTGTTTGGATGTCATCTCCGTAGACGCGCACGAGTTCGTGCCCCCAACCTTGGGTGTCACAGACGTGTAGCGCCACAGCGGTAAAGAAACATGACATGAGAGGGAAGGTGATCGCTTCACCCATGACAGGAGAAGCGCATTGGATGAACTGCCCAGGAAGCGCCAGTACACGAGTACGGGTTGCTCTAGCGGCCTCATACCATACATTACCAATTCCTACGAGGTCTAACAACCACCAGTACAACCGATCACTAGCAGAGCTAAGATCTATCGTGCCGATGGAGAAGAAGTGTCTTTTTAGGTTAGAACTCATTTGGTTCTGGTCTTTTAATGGCATGTTCTCTGTAAGAGCAACACGGTAAAACCAGCGCTGCAAAGAGAGCTGTAAAGACATG